CTTATCCAGGCTTCACATTCCAGCATTCAGGCGGCGATCCATCAGGGGATAGTGGTACTCAGAATAGTGATAATAGCTGCTTTTCAATACTTCACGCTCACGGACTAGGCATGATCCAGCCTACGCACACCAACGACCCCATTATTAGGCGCGCATCTATCGTTAATCCTATGAAGCGCCTATGCATGGATGGCAAGCCAGCATTTATGATAAGCCCCAAGTGCAAGCAGTGGCGAAAGGGCCTGATGGGTGGATTTTGCTATAAGCGTATACAGGTAGCTGGTGATGAACGATTCCACGATAAGCCCGATAAGAATCAATTCAGCCATATATGCGAGGCTGGCGAATACGGCTTGATGGCGGGCGGCGAAGGACGAGCGGCAGTTGTTCCTCAGCATAATCAATGGTCAGCCCCGGTAACAGTATCAAATGATTGGAACGTGTTTAATTGAATCCAAGTGCAAGTGATAAGCGTGTATGGCACGTTCTATTCTGTAAGAGTCGGTCTACTCACTGGCTATTGGATAAGCTTGAGATGGGCCATGTATTGGCTATGAGGTTAAGCCCAGGTGGTACGATGTGGACTATCATTGATCCGACAACGTCTATAATCGAAGCTAAGGCTATACCGGTGGAGATGATGCCAAGGCCAGAGGATTATAGTGACGCGGTTATCGAAGTGGTTAGGGTAGTGGTAGAGCCTGAAGCGCTTAAGCCGTTCAAGCTTGGTTTTGGTGTATTATCATGTGTTACAGTTATCAAGTATTTACTAGGCATTGACAAGTGGTTCATGTGGACGCCTAAACAGTTATTCAACCATTTAAAGGGTCAAGGCCATGGGTAAATTAACAGGTTCATCGAGTGCAGAGCGTAAAGCTAAGCAAGCGGCTGCTGAACAGCAGAAGCAGCTAGAGGCGCAGAAGAAGAAAGAAGAATTGAAGGCAGCCGAAGCAGAGGATGAGGTTGCACGCCGTAAAGCACGCGGGGCCGGTAAGGGTTCAGCCTCAATGCTGGTTGCTACAAGTGAGACAGGCACCGGTGGCGGAATGAAAAAGACCTTAGGGGGCTGATATGCCTTTATCAGATTTGGGTGATGTTGAAGCCCTATTGCGTAGATTCAAGAAGGCTAGCGAGTATCGAGAGTTAGCCCGGTCATTGCATCAGGACGCCTACGACTTTGCAGCGCCTCAGCGTGAGACATTCCGATTTCACTCGCCAGGGCAAGAGAAGAACAATCATGTTTATGACTCAACCGCTATTCGTGCATTAGAGCAGTTTGCCAGCCGCATCAAAGGTTCAACCCTGCCAAGCTGGAAGCACTGGATGACATTAACGTCCGGCACTGTTGTTCCTGAAGGCGAGAAGGCGACCATTGATAAGCAGTTAGAGAAGATTGGTGAAGTGTTCTTCAATGAGCTAAACCACTCTAACTTCGACACAGAGGTTAATAGCTCGCTGGTTGACCTAGGTATTGGTACGGGCGCCGTCATTATTGATGAGAACCCTGACCTGATCGGTGATGCGTTTAAGTTCACATCGGTGCCTATGTCTGAGTTGTACCCTGAAAAGCCAGCAGAGGGGCGTATTCGTTCTGTATGGCGTAAGCAGAAGCTACAAGTTGGCGCCATTGAGCAAGTATGGCCTGGGGCTAAGCTGCCACAGAAGCTAAAGGAGAAGGCGGAGAAAGACCCCTTTGTTGAAGATGATTTTCTTAATGGCCAGTTATATAACACGAAAGATAAGAAATACTATCAGGTTGTTATTTATGAGCCCTCGAAGGATATTATTTTCGATCAGTCTTTCGATTCTCAGCGCTTCATTGTATTCCGCTGGCATGTTGTCGCCGGTGAAGTCTTCGGTCGTGGACCTGCTATCCAAAGTCTTCCAGACATTCGGACTCTAAACAAGGTAGTTCAGTTTGACCTAGAGGCTGCTGCATTAAGTATTGGTGGTGTGTATACCGGTATCAATGACGGGATATTCAACCCTAATACGGTTCGCATTGCACCTAAGACTATTATTCCTGTTGGCTCTAACAATAATCAGAATCCTACTTTACGCGCCTTAGAGCGTGCTGGTGATCCTACGGTTGCTCAGATTCAAATGGAGCGGTTGCAGGATGCTATCAATAAATCCTTCTTTGCTAATCCTCTGGGTGACATTAGTGATCCTGTTCGCTCTGCTACTGAAAATATGATTCGCCAACAGGAGATGCTTAAGCAGGCTGGTGCATCATTTGGTCGTATTCGCTCTGAATTGGTGGAGCCATTGGTGGAGGCTGGTCTAGATATTCTGATGAGTCGTGGTCAGATTGAGCGATTCCGCGTTGATGGTGAGCAGGCCACTATTCGCCACACTAGCCCGTTGGCCAAGTCTGAGGATTTAGAAGACTTCCAGAATGCTCAAATCTGGTTGCAGTTCAATCAGGCTGTATTAGGTGAGGGCATGGCTGGATCAATCAAGGTTGAAGAGCTGCCTAAGTTCAGTCAGGAGAAGCTGGGTATTCCTGCCAACTTGGTGCGTGATGAGTCAGAGCGTCAAGCTTTTGGCGAACAAGCCTTAGCTGCCGCACAGCAGATGGGGGTAGAACCTGGTGTCGCTTGAATACTTTAATGAGTTAGGTGCTCAGCCTGAGTATACTGACGAACAGAAAGAGCTTTTTAATAAGCTCGATTACCTTATCCACCGGACTTTTGCACAGACAGAGGCCGGAAAGGAGCTTCTCACCTTGTGGGAAGATGCATTGCTTTTTAATCCAACCGCTAACCCTGGCGATGATTTGCTGACCGTGGGTATGCAAGAGGGTGAAAAGTCTTTTATTCGAAAAATACTTTTAACAATTAGGAAGGTCGAAAATGAGTGATTCAATCATGGATGCAGCACCACAAGAAGAAGCCGCACCAGAGCAAACAACCGAAGCGCCACAGGCAGCCCGAGAAGCCACGCCAGAACGTTTTGACTTTGTGCTTGATAAGTATCGCGCAGAAGGTCGAAGTGAGTCAGAGGCGCTCGAGCTTCAAGCTAAGAGCTATGGTGAACTTCAAAGTAAGTTCGGGGCTTTTACTGGTGCGCCTGATGAGTATCAACTGGCTATCTCTGATCAGTTGACTGAGGCAGGGCTAGAAATTGATGCCGACGATCCTTTGATCGCCAAGGCTATGGAGTTCGCCAAAGACAGCAATATGAGCCAAGAAGGCTTTCAAGGTATGCTTGAGTTGCACGGTCAGTACATTATGGCTATGCACCAGGGTACGGAAGAGGCTAAGCAAGCCGAGATTGCTGCTTTAGGCGATGATGGCCAGAAGCGAATCGGTGCTATCCAGCAGTGGGCAGAGGCGAATATTCCCCCTGATCTGATTGATGGGTTTAATAACATGGCGGTGAATGCTGAGGCGTTCAAAGCTATTGAGCACTTAATTGGTATGACTCGTAATGCGCCAGTAGCCAATGAGGCAACACCAGTAGCACAGGGCGATCCCGCTAAGGTTCAGGCTATGCAGTTTGAGTTAGATGCTAATGGTAATCGACGGATTAACACTGATCCGCAATTTAAGGCAGAATACATTAAGCTTAGAGATCAGACCTTTGGGCTTGAGCAGTACCGACAACAAATAGGATAGGGAGAAAGAGATGGCTTTTAATCAAGATGGGTTCGCCCCAGTTGGCGGCCAGACAACTATAGCGTCAGCGGTTTATTCCTACACAACCACTGACACTATTAGTCAGGTATCGCAAAGCGGCTATTTTGATGACAAGTCACATCAGTTGGAGGCGGGTGATTGGATTATGGCGTCTGCCTCTGACGGCGAAACAATCCTTAAAGTGACATCAGATACATCAACAGCGGTGACTCAAAACTTCTTGGCTGATGAGCAGATTATTGTACATCGCCCTGAAGATTTTGATGGCGATCTTGATAGTAGTAAGGTTTATTTGATTGATGGTGTGATTGACTTCACTGGGACGGGAATACAAATAGAGGTGCCTGCCGGTGGATTGTCTTTGGTGGGTCATACTTTTGACGTTTCAAAGCTGGTTTGCTCTGATCCTGATTACACGCTCTTTGTATCTCCGGCCGGGGGTTCTGGTAATATTCTTGGCAAGGATTACGCAATAGAGGTGACTGGCGCCAACTCTAAAGCTTATGGTTTAACCAGTCTTACCGGTGATGAGGCTTTTGAGTTTGCCCGCCTTAATTACAACAACTGCTCAAGCCTGGGTGAGATTAACAATTACAGGCAGGGGCTAGAGTCTGGAACGGGTCGATTCGGCGGATCACCTAATCTTACGCTTTCTGGTGTGTGGGCTGGCGGTTACTTTATTGAGACCTCCATTGTTCGTGGGCTGGATGCTGGAATGACCGGCGCTCTATATGAGGCTGGTGCAGGGTTTCTCATGGCATCTCGTTTCAGGTCTAATCAGAATATTGATCTGCCTGCCAATGCAGCTTTCTTTGATTTCGCACCAATTCAATTTGTTAACCCATCAACCGTTCAAATAACAGGCGCAATCATTACTAGAAATGGCGTTTCTAATGCAGAGGATGCCAACATCACCCCCAATATGGCGGCGGGTGATTTATCTTCTGCGTGGTCTCTGAACACAGGGATGCCCAATACATTTGTTGGTGGCAGGTCTGAGATTTCGGCGGAGACTGCGACGACTATTACAGTTCAATCACAGTTTGAATTGATTGCAGGCACTTATACCGAATCCGACTTGCAGCACTTTGATTCACCTTCTGCTGGGCAGCTAAGGCACCTAGGCAATAACCCGAGAGAGTTCAGGGTCGTCTTGGCTTATGCTGTTGATGGTACGCAGAACGGTGTTATAAGCGTTAGGATGCGAAAATATGATGACTCTTTAGCATCAACGGATACGGTATTCACTACATCAAGGCAGGTGAATAACCTTATTGGTGGGCGTGATGTGTCATTTTTTACGCTGGTTGAAACGGTTACATTGGACAAGAATGACTATATTTATCTTGAAGTCGCCAATGAAACTGGAACACAGGACGTAACCGCCGAGAACGGCAGCTATCTTATTGTTGAAGCCCGCTAGTTGACACGACAATAACACTGTATTATAAACACTATATCCCACCGATACCCTCATAGAGGCCGGAATCAGGATGACTTGTTAGAAATTTAGCAAGATCAAACCGATTTCGGCACATTGATCTAGCTAGGAAAGATCAAATTAAATTTATGAGGGACATCTAATGTCTAAGTTTTTATCAAACGCAGCAATTCAAGAGTTTGACTCCGAGGTCAAACACGAATATCAAGGGCAGGGCCGGCTTCGTAAAACCGTAACGATTCGCACCAATGTTACCGGCGACGCTTACAAGTTCACCCGCATGGGTAAAGGTCTGGCTAATCAGAAGGCTACCCAAGCTGATGTGACTCCCATGGATATTAACCATGGTCGTCAGACTGCTACTCTACAGAACTGGAACGCGCCTGAGTACACCGATATCTTCGACCAAGCTGAAGTTAACTTCGATGAGAAGCAGGAGCTGGCAAAGACTATTGCCATGGCTCTGGCTCGCCGTGAAGATCAGGTGATCATTGATGCAATGGCATCTGGAACTTATAGCGCCACTCCTGGAACTGATGCAGACACAGGTCTGCTGATTGATTTGACTGCCGGTAATGCAATGACTGTTGCCGCACTGCGACAGGCATCAACCCGTGGTCTTACAAAGCGTGGAGTTGAGGCTGGTGAGCGCTGCATTGCGCTGACTGCTAATGCGCTTGATCAGCTTCTTGCTACTACTCCTGTCACCAGCTCAGACTTCAATACGGTCAAGACGTTGGTTAATGGAGACATCGATACCTTCTTGGGTTTCAAGTTTGAAGTTATTGAAGATCGTGACGAGGGTGGCTTGCCTGGATCAAATACCACTGCGGCCTCTGCTTTTGCTTATCATAAGTCGGCAGTTGGTTATGCTGTTGGAATCGACATGAAGACCACTATTGACTGGGTTGCACACAAAACTTCATGGCTTGCCAATGGTATGCTGAAGTCTGGCGCGGTCATTCGTGAGAATGCCGGTATCGTTAAAATCCTTTCTGACGATACTATCGTCCCAGCTCAAGCCTAAGGGGGTGAACCATGGCTTTAACTACTGATTCGTTCGTACCATTATCCGCACAAGCTAACTCTGATGCGCCACGCATGTTCTCTTATGGAACTGCTGACGCTATCGCTACTGTGGAGACGGCTAACTATTTTGATAATTCTATTATCGCTGGTCAGGCTGCTGTAGGTGATGTTCTGTTGGCTTATATGAGTGATGGGACCAAGCTTTACAACTTCACTACTGTAGACAATACGGCGGGGGCTCCAAACGTGGTGATCTCTACCGGTACAGCAATAGCATAATAATTTTTT